AAGGTAAATCAATTGAAGATTTAAATAAGATTAAACATTATTGTGATTTAGAAATACAACACTTAAAAGATGACAGCAGAAAATAGAACCAAACTTTCAATAATATTAGATAATCATTATCAATGGTGTCTAGTTAATGGTAGGGATATAACATGGTACAAAAAGAAAAAAATGAATGAAAGATGATAAGATTTATATTTATAATTGGTATTGTTATGATCCTGACTTCGTGCGTAAAAGATTACGATCTAAATCCAGCTACTACTATCGTAAGGCATTTATTAACTCATGAGTAACGGATTACAATTAACACTGACTTTTAAAAAATCAATTTGGAATACACCCTTGGAGTATAAAGATTTATCTAGTGCAAAAGAAATAGCTATTGATTTAGAAACTAGAGACGATGGTATTAACGAAAGACTTGGAGCTGGTTGGGCTACAGGTAAAGGAGAGATAGTAGGTTTTGCTGTTGCAGTAGATGGTTGGCAAGGCTACTTTCCTTTTGGCCATCTTGGTGGTGGTAACATGATACCTGAACAAGTAAAAGCTTACATGAAAAAAATTTGTAGTTTACCTTGTCCTAAAATATTTCATAATGCACAATACGATGTAGGTTGGTTAGAAGCATCAGGAATCAAGGTCCACGGCCCTATAATAGATACAATGATAGCTGCCGCTTTAATAGATGAAAACAGATATCAATATAGTTTAAATAGTTTATCTGTAGATTATCTTGGTGAGATAAAAGCTGAAACAGAATTAAGAGAAGCTGCTGCAGCTCATGGTATTGATCCAAAAGCAGAAATGTGGAAACTACCTGCAGAGCATGTAGGATATTATGCAGAACAAGATGCATCTTTAACTTTAAAATTATGGCAGAGATTTAAACAAGAATTACAAACCCAAAGTTTAACAACTATTTGGGAACTAGAATCTAATCTAATACCTGTGTTAATTAAAATGCGCCAACGAGGTATCCGAGTAGAAGTGGAAAAAGCTGAACAATTAAAAAAAGAAATGTTGATCCAAGAGAAAGAAATACTAATGGCCATAAAAAAAGAATCAGGAATAGAAGTAGACATTTGGGCATCACGCCAGATTGCCAAAGCTTTTGACAAAATGAAGTTAGATTATCCACGTACTGAAAAAACAAAAGAACCTTCCTTTACACAAAATTGGTTGAGTAATAATAAAAATAAAATAGCACAATTAATTGTACAAGCAAGAGAGGTCAATAAATTTCACGGGACTTTTTTGTCTTCAATAATGAAGTATCAAGTTAATGGAAGGATACATGGTGAGATACAACAACTAAGGTCTGATTCTGGAGGAACAGTATCTGGTAGATTGAGTATGAGTAACCCTAATTTACAACAAGTACCTGCTAGAAATAAAGACTTTGGTCCAAAAATAAGAAGTTTATTTATTCCAGAAGAAGGTTATAGCTGGGGTAGTTTTGATTACTCGCAACAAGAGCCTCGTATGACTGTTCATTATGCAGCTTCAATTGGAAATGGTTATGAAGGTTCTAATGAATTAGTAGATGCTTATAACAATACCAAAGCAGACTTTCATCAAACAGTGGCTGACTTAGTAGGTATTGAAAGATCACAAGCTAAAACTATTGGCCTTGGTTTAATGTATGGTATGGGTAAAAATAAATTAGCTCTTTCTCTTGGTGTTAGTAAAGATGAGGCAGATGAATTAATAATTAAATACAATCGGAAGGTCCCGTTTGTTAAAAAATTATCTGATCGATGTAAATTTGCAGCTGATGAAAAAGGTGTAATAAGAACTAAAAGAGGTAGAAAATGCAGATTTGATATGTGGGAAACAAAGGACTTTGGTTTACATGTAGCAGAAAAATTTGATGATGCAGTAGCTAAGTATGGCAAAGACAACATTAAAAGAGCATATACTTACAAGGCATTAAACAGATTAATACAAGGATCATCTGCTGATCAAACAAAACAAGCAATGTTAGATTGTTATAATGCAGGTCATCTACCAATGTTACAAATACATGATGAGCTGTGCTTTAATATAAAAGATGAAGAACATGCAAATCAAATTAAAAAGATTATGGAGAATGCAATAGAGTTTAAGGTTCCTTCTGTTGTAGATAAGGGAATAGGAAAAAGTTGGGGCGATGCAAAGTAAAAATTTACCACATGACAATAAAGATTTAATTGGATATGCAGCTGGACTCTTTGATGGAGAAGGCTACATAAATTACAAAAGATATAATTGTAGGAACACAAAAGGTAAAATTTATAAAAAATGGAATGTTGGTATGGAGATAGCAATGGCAGATTTATTTTGTATAAAAAATTTTCATGACATTGTTAAAGTTGGTACAATTCATTTTAAAGGAATTGGAAAAGGTTCTTTAAGTAAAAAAAATCAATGGCGTTGGAGATGTTCACATAGGAAAGCTTATCAGTTAGCTAAACTTTTTATACCATACAGTAGTAGTAAACGGGAAAAACTTTTAAAAATTATTAACCACTATGAGTTTATTTTGCCGAGAAAAAGCCTAGGAGAAAAATTCAATTTTCTAAAAAACCAATAAAACTTAACCAGCTAGGGCTATAGTTTCTTGTACATCTTGATACTTGATCGCATTTCTTTTCGATCTAATATCTCTTTCTACTTTAAGCATATCAACCGTACAGATGCCATTTGTTAAAAGGCCAGTTGACCACTTATTTTCTAGTTCTTGAAGTTCTTTCAACAACTTTATTTTTTCAGGACTCATTTTAGTTCCTCATAAGTTATGTGAACTTTAGAGTTTCCAGTAAAACCATCTTCAGTGATTTCACACTCTCCTTGGCCCACTTTTTCTGAAAACTTATGTAAAGCTGCTTTATCATTTTCTGCCTCGATTACATGATCTACTCGCATATTATTTTGATAAGCTATGATACGATAAGCCTTCATGAGATAGTATAAGATATATTGAAGCTATGGTCAACATTGTAGCCATCTTTATCTACTGCCATGCATTGAGCCCTATACTCTTCCATAGAACCCCCTAATTCGATGATTTTCTTTTTATATGACTTACCTATAGCGTTTGCCTTTTCTCTGCATTTTTCAGCATTTTTAATATCCATATCTAGATATTGTGTGCATTGAGTACCAACATCTGGAAAATTCCAACATATAGTAGTTAATAAAATAAATTTAATTATCATGTTATTTCTAATGGTCGGCAAGCAAACTTTGTATATATTCCATATTTATTTACATTATCACTACCTATTTCTGTAATTTTTTCAACTGATTTTTGATACCCATCTAATTGGCAACTGTATAAATCTTGATAAGCTACAGGAAACATATGTGGAGGTACACAAGTTCCATCTAGTATTGAGCATAAAGTAATTGTTAATAAATATTTCATAATTTGTTTGACTTCTATCCTCATCCCATATAATTAAGATTTTATGCAAAAAAGAAAAAGTAAAAGTCTTGTACTTGATAGTATCATGGCTGAAGTAGATGAACAATTATCTTTACTACCAACTAATGATTTCGATGGCAGCCCCATACAAGATTCACTACACATGGATATGTATGTAGATGCTATTGCTAATACACATTTTGTTGATGGTATTGGTAGAAAACATTATCCGTTTAACAAAACAATTGCGACAATTTTAGTAGAGGATGAATTAGAGTGTCGTAACTTAGAACCAACACAGGAGGACAAAAATGGCAATTAAAAAAACAATTAAATTTACATCTGGTAGTATTACATTACCACCAACAAGTAGTGCACATGTAAATATACCAACGACTCATTGGTCGGTAGATTTACCATTAGGACAAAAGCCTGAAGGTGATCTTGGTTTAGAACTTGCATTAGATAGACTTGGTGAAACAATCAAAGGTCTTATGCAAAATATAGATACCCTTCAAAAAAATTTAAATAAACTAACAGCAGAGAACCAAAAACTTAAAGATGCTTTAGGTATTGTTGAGTCTCCATTAGTATTAACAGAAGACATGGAGGTGAAGGATGGACATTAATAAATGGAAATCTGTTGCTATTAAGAAAACTGATTATGATTTACTAAAAGGTTTGTGTAAAGAAAAGTTTAGAGCTCCAGGTGCAATGATCTCAAAAATATTAAGTGATTATGTGGACCATCAAGCCAGAAAACATAAAATCCCTAGTGCAACTTTTAGAACTAAATTATTAAATGGTAGTGCTGATGAACTTAAAAAAAATAAAGGGTAAAGAGTTTTTTACAATAGAACTTGACTTAGAAACAAATAATGTAAGGTTGTTTGTTAATGGTGAGTTAAGAAATAAAATACATACGATCAAAGCAGAATCATTATTTGATCGTATGTTAAAAATTGCAAAATTAAAATTTCTCAAGATGAGAGATAAAGTTGAACAATAAACTTAAGGTATTAGATTTATTTAGTGGTATAGGAGGTTTTAGTTTAGGCCTTCATTCCACTGGTATATTTAATACTATTAAGTTTGTAGAGTTTGATAAATATTGTCAGAAAGTTTTAAATAAAAATTTTCCAAACATACCAATTGAAGGAGATATAAGAAATGTCAAAGGAACAGAATTCGAAGCAGATGTCATTACTGGAGGATTCCCATGCCAACCATTCAGCGTTGCAGGAAAACAAAAAGGAACAAACGACAACCGCTATCTCTGGCCAGAAATGTTTAGACTCATTAAAGAAATTAAACCAGAATTCGTTATTGGGGAGAATGTGCAAGGAATTATTAACCTCCAAGACGGCATGGTACTCAGACAG